TCACCGCTTCCGCCATCGGCTGGTTTTCGCCTTTAGCTCGTCCAGCAACGGGCTGTCCGGTTCGGCCTCAAGGGCCGCAATGGCAATCCATTGCTCCGGACTCTCTCCTAATTTGATAGCAAAGTTTCCAGCAAGCGTTGGGCTTAGGCGTCCTCGTTTGCGTGCGAGTGATAACGCTGCTTCCGTTAAATTGAATTCACGGCACCAGCTTGCTGCGCGTTTTATTTCTAGTGCCTTGTCCAGCAATTCCATTGTTTTGGGCATTTTCATGGGCTCCTTGTTGTTGAGTTTATTACAAGGTGTTAAGAAAATGCTTTACAGGCTGCTAAGCCTAGGTTAGTGTTACGGAACTTTGCAGCCTGCAAAGTTTTAGAACATTTCTCTTAGGAAGCACCCTATGACCCCTGACGAATTCAGCACCGGCCAGCATCGCTCGGTCCGGCATCCCGCTTGCACTCCCTCAGACATATCCGACGATCAGCAGCGGGTGCTTCCGTCTGCACGTCGGCTGGGGGAGTGCATTCAGTCTGCTTTCATTTCCGGCATGGTGGTGCCGGGTGCCGATTGTTTTGCCGGTGGTCGATACCTCAGTGCTTCGACCAAGCCGGATTCGCTGATGCCATCTCTGACGGCGTTCTTGATGACGAGATACGTTATCCAGATCGCCAGTACTGTGAGTGCGATTGATATTGCCAACATGAATATGCTGGCTCGGGCCATTTCCGCTTCCATGAGTTGCAGGTTCATTCGTTCCTCTTCGGTGGTGTTGTCATGAGCGCTCTTTATAACCGCCATCGCGAGCTTGAGTCCTTGTACACGCACGCGGCACACTTTGCGGCCTGCCTGGCTGCTGCTGAACGTGGTGAGGTATTGGCCCCGCCGTATGTCCTGGCCAAGCGTGGGCCGATTGTCTATTGCGGTGTCATCAAAAATTTGTGGACTTCGCGCAAGGGGGTCGATTGCTGGAACATCGACACCCTTTGGCCCGAGGTCGCACAGATCTGTGTATCTGCGGCCAACGTCATTTTGTGCCCGGTTGAAGGCTGCTCCTGTGCCGATTTTGGTGGCGGAAATGCTCTTCTCCCCGACCCCGCTTTTTGTCAGGCGGGCGTGGTAGCACCGCCTGACAGTCCCAATATTGGGAATTTGGCTCTTTTGAGTGGACCGTCGTTCTGATGGCTTACGACACCATCAAAATCAGATCGCCGGGCATGGATCGGGACTTCATCCGGGCGGTCGAGCAAAAGTGCATCTTGCGGTCTGGTGTTGATCTGTCGTCGGGTGAACTGCTCTACGAACTGCACACCGGCCAGCTTCTCGGTTCGTGGGATTCCCGCATTTCTGTCATTCCGAAATACGATGAATTCGTCGTCGATAAGAACGGTATCCCCCGCCAGCATGCTTGTGAACCCTATTTACTCGTCGAGGCCAGCGTTCATAAGGTGATGCTCGGTCATAACGTGTACGGCGGGCCGACCGTGTTTCTGGATGCTGCTCGGTACCTGGTGCGCTTGCTCGGCATGCTGCTTGAGGTTGATTTACCAATTGCTGATTGCTGGTCGGTCATGCGCGTTGACGTGGCGCATGTGTATCACCTCTCCAAGCCTGCATGTAAACAGTTCTTTGACACCATGCAGCTTGTCAACTTCCCACGCCGCAAGCGCAATGCGAGTAAGTACGACATGGCGGTTCACTTTCCGGGCAAGACCACGACCGTGAAGTTCTATCACAAAGGTAGCGAGTTTCGGGCGCATGAACCGGCTCGGCTGCGTGGGTTCTTCAAAGTGTTGTTTCGCAATATTTACGGTGAAGACGATCCAACGATACCCAAGCGGGTGGAGCGCAAATTGCAAGCCTTGCAGCGTCTGGCCGATAGCCGCCTGCGTGTCGAGGTCGGTATCAATAGTGACAAATTTCTTTATGACTTCGGGCGTCATCCTCGCGTTGAGGAAGTGAGTGACGCATATCTCGAAGCATTACATGACAAGGAAATAGAGCGCATTTTGCGCGAAGGAAGGCAAGGCATGGACACGGTACGAACGACTGACGCGGTCTGCAATCGGCTGCATTTTCACTACGGGCGCAATTCGGGTAATCGCCTCTTTGGTTTCTGGCAGTCCATGTGCACATCTGGCGACGACCGGACGCGTGATCGCTATTCCAAAAGTGCGTTTTATCGCAATCGTAAGTTGCTTGAAGACGTTGGTTGCAGCTGGATCGGCTCCGACATTGTCATTGTGGCGAATGACTCTCTGATTCACGATTTCACGCCTCAACGCGTGGACCGGAGGTTCTGTTTTTCACCGGCTCGGAACCGCCCTGAATACCATGTCAGCCGGGATTTGATGCGGCTTGCCGCTTGAAGGAATTACATGTCAGCTATCCCTGCAAATATCAAATCGCTTTCGAGCGTTGCACGTTTTATGGAAGTGATTATCAAGGGCAAGATTGATGCGTCTCGCCGGTTTGAGTCCAAGTTCTACACCCGGATCATTACTCCGGCTGAGGACTCCTACAGCCGCCCTCAGGTCGTTGAGGTTCGCAGTACTCCCAAGCTCGGCCAGCTCGGTGATGAAGTCACGGTTACGTGCAGGCTCGGTGGGTTCACTCGCAAGCCTTACCGGGTGACCGACAAGGAAACCGGTGAAACCTTGATGATCACGCCTGTTGATCTCACCTTGGATGCGATCGATTGACTTTTTCTTTTGTGTGCCTGGGGCAATGAACTGAGCGCAGCGAAGGTCATTTGTCACAGGCTCCCTACTTTAAATTTTTAAAAATTATGAGCTCCTCCGATGTGATCGCTCTTTCTCGGTCCTTGCTTCTGCTCAGTTTCCTTAGCGGGATTTTGGGCGCTGTGGTCTGGCAGATGTTCGATTTGTTTTTGCATTGGTTTTTAGATTTCTTGGTGAAGAAATCCGGGCCGCCTGTCGAGTTGAGTTTGCTGGCGCAGCGTCTGCGTGAGCGTGCTGCTTATCTCGAACATCTATCCAAGGGCAAGTCTTCCGGGTAGCTTCCATCATGAGTGAATTTTGTTGTCCTGAATGTCGCGCTCCCGAAGAGTCTATTACGGGGCATTCTGACTTGCGTCTTGATGCGGCCGGGTTTCTCGAATGCTCAGAGTGTGGATCGGGTTTTTTGATCGAAGAGCTTGCACCCGTTTCTGATTTCGCCGACACGGTTATCACGGGTGAGGATTTACCTCATTTTGATGAAGATGGTTTTGAGACTGATGTAAGGTTTTGATCTTGTTTTGCGCGACCTTTGCTGACCCTAGTTATACGGTGGTGTCATGTGACACCGTGGGGTCGATGATTGTTTTAAGTTCGGATGAACTGATTCAAATGAGTCCGTTTTATCTGGACATCGGATCAGCGGTGGAAATAGCAGGCGCCATCCTGATGCTTATGGCTGTAGCTTGGTTGCTGCGCCAGGGCATTAAAAGCCTCGAAGAAAGTTGAAAAATGGAACTCTTTAACGTTGTGAAACGCTGTGCCTCTGCTATCGTGCGCGGAGTAAAAAACGTGGCTCAAAAAGCTGCCGATTTTGTCTCTGCTCCCTTGGTTGTGGTTGCGTCTGGTTTGACTCTGGCTGGTGGTGCGCAAGCGACTACTTTTACCCTTGACCCTACGGACATCATTACTACCATTACTGGTGGTGTGACGGCTATTTCGGCCATCGGTGTCGCTGTGATTTCACTGGTCGTTGTGATCAAGCTGTTCAAGTGGGTTCAGCGCGTCCTGTAATTTTTTAGGATGCCTTTGAAGGGGGCGCTTCCAGTGGTTGCGCTCCCTTTTTTTTAACGTGTGGCAGGGGGATTTATGGGGTTCTGGGTCTTGATCGCTTTCACACTTGCTGGGCTAATACTTTTTTTCCCATGAACATTTTTTACCGCCTGATTTGCGTGCTGCTCCTGACGTTGTGCTCGCTGTCTGCGCATGCATCATTCCCCGCTAGTGGTGGGGCTGGTTACACCGTTAGTCTCGAGCCGCTGAAATGGTCGTCGAGCATCATTGGGGCTTGCAACAATTGGGGCGGCACCATGTATTCTGACGGCCTCCAGTGCAAGCCTGCCGGATACACGTATTACTTCCAAGTGATCGCGTATACAAGTTCTTACTCTTGCCCGGCTAACGCCACGCTCGGCGGCTCAGCGTGTACTTGCAATACCGGCTATACACAGGATGCAACAAACACTTCATGCATCAATCCTCTGGTGACTTGTCAAAATCTACCCGGGGGGAGTCAGACTTTTAGCTTGGGTTGGAGCCCAGTTGGTCAGACGCCGATGGCTCGTATTCCGTCGAGTTTCTGCTTTGATTATTCCGTGCCATATTTAGGGTTCCCTCCTGCTCCAAAATGCCAGGTCAGTTTTGGCGGTTCGGTGAGTTTGATAACTGCATCTGGCCCCACAGTGAACGGTCAGCGGGAGTGGTTTGAAAGCGGCACTATGGCTCAGACGTCAACTGCTTGCAGTGGGTCCGTTGCCCCAGCTTTATCAACGCCACAGCCAGCTTGTTCTGGGCAATCTGGCACGGTCAACGGTGTCACAGTTTGCTTGGCTGCTGAGTCAGACGCATCAAAAAATCAACGTGCAAAAGACGCTGCCGCTCTCGCGTCCGCGCAGGCTGCCGCCGATGCTGCCGCCGCTGGGATGACGGCTGCTCAGCAAGCTACTGCTGCGGCCATCGCTGCCAAAACTGCATTTGATTCAATCCTCGCGGGTGCTACGGCCGCCACAGCTGCCCTTGCTGCTAAAAACGCGGCTGTGGTCGCCTATAACGGGCAATCATCAGATTCAGGTGGTGTGGGGGCCGGGACCACCGCCATGCAAGCGGGTATTGCGGCGGCGGCTGCCGCTGGCATGAGTACAGCGCAACAGGCGGCGGCGGGTAACGCTGCGCAAGCTGCTGCTTCAGCTGCAATTCTCCTGGGGTGGAGTAACCAAGCTGCCGCTGCTGCTGGTGCTGCCGCTGCTGCTGCCGCTGCCAATGGTGCCTCTGCCGCTGCTGCGGCCACTGCGGGCGCTGGTGCGGGTGCTGGCATTGGGGCCACGTCTGGCGGCATCATGACCCCTTTCCCAGGCTCGTCTGCCGCTACTGGTGGCATTGGTACAGGCCCAGGTGGTGGTGCTGGCAGTGACCTGTCAAATTTCTGCGCTCAGAATCCCGCTGCCGCTGTTTGCAAACAGTCGCTTGATTCGACATTTGCCGGTACATGCTCATCCGGCTTCACGTGTTCAGGTGACGCAATCCAGTGCGCGATTGCCCAGGAGCAACATCAGCGAGATTGCACTTTTTACGGGCCGGATTCAGACCCTAATAGCGTTTTTTCTCAGGCTCTTTCCGGTGCTGACAATAAAAACATGGATGCGATCAAAGCGGCGTCAACGTCTGTCTCAATTTCAAATCTGGATACGTCCGGCTCAGGCTGGTCGCGTGCCTGTCCTAGTGATCCTGTCATCCCGCTTGGCTTTGGTCATGCCGGGTCATCTCTGACCATTCCTTTTTCACGGATCTGTGATCCTCTTGGCATCCTCTCGAATGCCGGGGTCGGCCTTACCATGCTTGGCGCTCTTCTTTGGGTGTTGGGCACCAAAAAATCTTAGGAGTTTTTATGCCTTGGTTTGTCTCAATTCTTATCGGTGGCTTGCTCGAGCTTGTTGGCAGTTTTGTGGGCCGCGTCGTTTTGGCGCTGGGCTTCGGCTTCGTCGAATTTGTTGGTATCTCTACCTTGATCGACGCTGCCAAATCTCAGGCCAGTTCAATGATTGGCGCGGTCGGATCGTCGAGCGTTGCGGCCTGGGCTGGCTTCTTTCGGATTGATGTGCATCTGTCGATTATTTTGAGCGCCATCGGTGTGAAGGTGCTGCTCAATTCTTTGGGTGGTGCATCTGTCAAAGCGATGATCCAAAAATAAAGACTTCAAGCCATGCCAATCAATTTCGTGACCGGCCTGCCTCGTACTGGCAAGACTCTTTGGACACTGTGCCAGGTGCGGCCACGTGCTGAGAAGGAAAAGCGCCAGGTCTACACCTGCAATATTCCCGGCATCTCGATTCCTGGCTGGCTTGAAATTGAGCATCCTGACCAGTGGATGACTGTTCCTGACGGGTCGATCATTATTGTCGATGAGCTTCAAGATTTTTGGGGTAAGCAAGCACCTGGGTCAAAGGTGCCATTGCCTATTCTGGAGCTAAGCAAACACGGCAAGCGCGGCATTGATTTTTACTTCATCACGCAAGAGCCTGACCTCGTTCATTCCACGCCTCGGAGCCTCTGCCAGCATCACTATTTTGTTGTTCGCGCCTTTGGCTCACACAATGCCGTCATCTATAAATTTGAACGGATGCAGCTTCATCCCGACAAGGTCAAGAGTAAGGGCGAAAAATTCCCCTGGCGGTATAACAAAGAGGCGTTCACCTGGTACAAAAGCGCCGACACCCACAATGTCAAGCGGATGATCCCGACGAAGGTGTACATGATTCCGGTCGTGGCTGCGCTGGCCATCTTTGCGATTTGGGGTGCCTTCAAGCTTTTTGGCGGTGTGCTCGATCGTGCTAAATCTGGTGGCAAGGCTGCGCAGTCTTTGCCTGGTGTGCCTGGATTACGTGCTGCCCATGGTTTTGCTGGCCAGGATCAGGTCCCGGCCGACAAGGTGTTAACCGCGGCTGAATATGCGGCATCCTTTACGCCTCGTGTTGAGGGCTTCCCCCAGTCTGCGCCGCGCTATGACAAGGTTCAGACGGTCACTCAAGCGCCGAAACCTGCCGGGTGCATGCAAGGTATCAAACCAGGTACTAAAGTCCATTTCTGCGGCTGCTGGACCCAACAGGCTACCCCTTTGCAAGTCCCTGATGCTCTTTGCCAGCGTATCGTGGCCGGGGGCTTTTTTGACGACACCTTGCCCATTCGCGATGTGGCTGGTCCCTCTGCGCAGCCGCCTGCTGCTGTTTCTGTGGCTCCGGTGACTGTGGCACAGGCTGAGCCTTTTGCGCTGCCTGTGGCCTCGCCTGATGCCGGCGTTGGTCGTGGCCTGCGCAATTCGGCCTATCTTGCCCAGCGTAACGCTGCGGTGTCGTCAGCCCTTACAGCCGCATCTGGCGCTGCTCGGTGATTTTGGCTGTTATGAACGAAGTTCATGTAAGCGAAGCGATGCTGCCCCCGAGTAGAGATCATTGAAAACCTCGGCCATCTCGTAGAGTGGCCCAATGACGGCGGGCAAGCCTCATGCAAATCACACCCTCAGACATCGCGCCTTAAAAGCTGCATTTTTTGGCCTTTAAAATTGTAACTTTTGCCTTTTCCTCATGGGCATCGAAACAGGGTTTTTTGTGCTTATTGGCTATGCGCGAGTGTCTACGCTCGATCAAGATACAGATCTGCAGCTCGACGCGTTGCACCGTGCTGGTGTACAAAAAATCTATTCTGAAAAGACGAGCGGCGTATCAACGCGGCCCCAGCTCCAGCGTTGCCTGGCTGAACTGAAGTTCGGTGATCAGCTGGTGGTTTACAAGCTCGACCGGCTTGCACGTAGCCTGCGGGATTTGCTCAATATCATTGAGCGCATTGACAGCTTATCGTGTGATTTTCGAAGTCCTGACTGAGCCTATTGATACTTCGACACCTGCCGGGCGTCTCATGTTGCAAATATTGGGTGCGGTTGCCGAGTTCGAGCGTTCGTTGATCCGTGAGCGTTCAATGGCCGGCCAAGCTTCTGCGATTGCTCGTGGTGTGAGGGTTGGTCGACCTCGCACTATCTCTGACGTTGATGTTCCTTCCGTCGTCAAGTTGTGGCAAACCGGACATTACACCTTGGATGGCGTTGCCCATGTTTTCGACGTCCATCCTTCGAGTGTTAAGCGGATCATTTATGCAAATTCCAGGCATGGCCTGCGCCGGGGCGAAAAAAAACCGCTGTTGCGGCCTCTATGAGTGTTGTTTGTAAACCACCGCTTCCGCCATCGGCCCTTATCCCTCAAGGGCTCGCGGGCAGTCAGGGCCTTCTACCCACCACTCTACCCATCGTTTGGTGTGGTACGTTATGACACGGTGTGACGCAACCTGCTGGACACCTGAGTTGCCTCACAGTGGCAACACTCACCAGATTGATATTAGACAGACAACCCCGGCAAGTGGGCATCAAATAACCCAACGTCGGCTGCTGCACAGATACCTGCCCTTCGTCGATGAGGCTTGATCGGCAAGTACCGACCAAGTCCGGGCACAGAACTACGTTCCAGACAGCGGTCATAGACTTGGCGAAAAAATCAGAAGCAGTCATTCAACGAATGAAAGACAATTTTTCGGTTGGTGGTCTGCAATGCAGCGGGAGCCGACATGGGGTTGCCCGAAATGCTCGCTCGATACCCGACATTCACCTCAGTCAGTGGCCGCTAGCAATGTGACGTCGAATTCGATAATCACTGCACCCGTTTTCGACCAACAGCGGGTATTCGGGGTTGCTGCTCCATAACGGCCATTCGCCGAACCGAAGTTTCCATTGCGGTCGTTTAGCCCGAGAAAGCTGAACCTCATGAAGCGTGTAAAGACTTGACCGGACGGTTGGCGTAGCTGCAAGCATTCTTGCGCCCGCCGCCGGGGTCGAAGTTGAGGATGCCGGGAGCACTGAGGGTGCTTGTCCAAGAGTGGCCATTGCCTCACCCTCGCTGACCGCCCTGGCGATGCAGGAATACCGTGACGGCGACGATGGTGATTACGCGTCAACATCAGCGCCGCCACGGCGTAAGCCCTTCATCGTAGATCGAAGATGCCGAAAACAAGAAGACATCGATTGCCGTCTCCTTGGTCCTGGCCACGTGCGCCACCCGGAACGCCAATCCCATCTTCATGCTCGGTCCATGTCAAGCTAGATGTTGCAAAGATGAGAAAATCAGGATCAATCGGCAAGTCTGGGGTTTATGGAGCACTTACCCTTTTCATTTGTGGGCTTTTCCACCTTGCCCCCCTCCGTTGGCGGGCTGTGTCACCGTAGTCTGATCGAGAGTGACCGCAGTCTGTGCCAACAGTCTGCCGTTCGCCGATGCGCCAGTCTTCATGGCGATCATTGTCTTGGACAGTACGATTCCTTCAAACTGGGCGGTCGTTCCAATGGCCACTGCACCGGCGGACTGCCAGAAGACATTCTGGGGCAGTGCACCACCGATCAAGGTCACTTTCTTACCGGCAGCCTCGTTAAGAGTTCCTGCTATCTGGAAGATCCAGACATCGTTTGGACCACCCGAGAGCGTGACATCCGTTGATATTGAAACATCGGTACCCCATTTGTAAAGGCCAGGAACAAGGGTTAGCCCGCCAATCTCTCCGGCGCCCAATTCAGTGAAATCGGGTAATGTTCGCCCGGCGGCGTCGGTGTATGCGATTTCCATGTCGCTTACAGCCGTGGTCATGTTAGTTGGAGTGGGAGCCGTATAGTCGGCTGCGTATATCTTTCCGACCACTTGAGCGGATGTCGAAAATTTATTCGAGAGATCCATTGTTTCTGAAAATCCCGTGATAGCGGTGTGTGCGATGGGACTGACGCCGATATCTCCGGTCACCACCGAGCTTGGAACGGTTGAGATTCCTGATTTTGACAGTATCACAAAATTGCCGGCTGTTCCAAGGTTTACCGGCGCTAGACCGGTAGCGACAACGGGTTTACGCGCCAATTGGCTCGCGCTTGGATCTATAGTCCCAGCATCTCCGCCGCCGCCGCATCCGGCCAGTAAAGCGGCCAGCAGCGAGGCCAT